ACTAAAAGATCACAGAAAAAGTTTAAATCTTAGCCAAATAGACATGGCAAAGAAGCTAGGCATGAGCGAAAGAGGGTACAGATGCTATGAAACTGACCATTATCGCATACCATTGTCCGTGAAGTACGCTGTTTTGTACTTAAGCGAGGCGAAAAAGCCGAAAAAGGGTAATGAAGAGGTAGTAAATTACGATCAAAGAAAAAATCCTTTGACAAAACATGAAGAACAACGCATTTGGAAGCTTTGTAATGCCATAGATCACACGATTGGCGATGCAGAGAAGCGTCAAGATGAGATTTGGGTAACGAGATTACTGGATCAGAGCAATAGAGAGATGACAATGCTATTGCAAAAAGCCACTTAGTAAGATACTATCTCCAAAAGACGTTAAATTTGGAGATTTTTGATGGCAAACGGACCTATGGGTGGTTTCATGCCGACACCAGCGGCACCTGCACAACCTCCTTCAGTAAAATTAGACAGCACGGCTGCCAGTCGTGGCACTTTTAACGAGTTTTTAAGGAATATGAATGGTGCCATGAATCCTCCATTAGCACCTATGGTGGGTGCCAATCCCATGATGGCACCCGCAGCAAACATAGATATATTTAATCAACCAGTACAAAATTTTCAATTTGGTGGTTTTGCTGATGACACAGTAGGTGACACCTCTGGCACTTTCAGCGTAGATGATCAGGGCAATGTATCAGATGATTTTAGCATTGGAGGTGGAGGCTTTGGTGGCACTGGCGGTGATGAACAAAGTTTTGTAGATGCCTTAACTGATCCCGCATCAACAAGTTTTGATGCTCCTGCCACAGATATATTTGCAGATGATCCTAGTTCTGCCACACCAATGGGTTTAAGTATGCCGTCTGCACAAAATTTTAGTACAAAAGCAACCACAGGCACAAACCTAAATTTTGATCAAAATACTTTAAACGAAATTAAAAAAGAAATTAACAATAGAAATGAGGTTTCTATATCTGAAGAAGATAATTTTTTCAAGGACAACAAGTTAACACCTGCAGGTCAAACTGAATTAAACAAAAGAAACGCAGAAGATTTGCAAATGGTCATGTCTGGTGAAGTTCCAGCCTCAACATACATATCTGCGGATAGTGCAAGTAGTATTCTAGGTGACGCTAACATATTAGATTTAGCAAAAAAAACAGATCAAATTGATCCTTTTGACATACAGCCAACTTTTCAAAACTTTGGATTACCAGGCGTGAGTGGTCTTACGAATGTTAGATCAACAAGAAGCACTGTGCCAGAAGATCAAGCAAGAGCTATAGTTAACTTAGTTGGTAAAGGGCAGCCAACTGCAGGTGATTTGTTACAACAAAACGTATTAGCAGATAGAGGTAGAGCATTAGGTCCTACGACTTTTGATGATGACTTAGCAGGCTTCGTAGGTAGAAGTGATCCGTTTGTAGGTCCTGATTTAGATGCACTTAGATCTGATAGAGCTACATTTGACACTATATTTGATCCTGATACTTACAAAGGACCTAGAAAAGATATACCAAATGTTGGAATGATAGGTGGCAGAAGAGACCCAAAATTTACGACTGCCGATGACACTGACCCTAGAGAGGACACGTTAGGTGTTTTGCCAACAAAGACTTTAGTTGACATAGAGCGTTTAAGTAATGTTCCTATTGGTCAAAGAAGAGCAGGTCAAGGCGATGATACTCCATTTTTTCAAGGATTAGGTCTACCCACGTTTTTTGATGGCATTGAGAGATTTACCAGAGATAGAATGGCATCTGAATTAGCTAAAGGTAATGTTCCAGAAAAAAATATTGTAAGAGACAGTAGTGGTTTAGTTATTGGTATAAAAGACAATTTTGGTAATCTAATGGAGGGCAGAGACCCAAATCAACAAATGCAACAAGGTGATGATGAAACCCCAATAATTAGAAAGAAGGTTGAGGATCAAGAAGAAAAAAAAGATGATGACAAGCCACCGAACATCATAGGTGGTGGCGATCCCGTTATAGATACTTTACCTCCACCGCCAACTGTTGTTGCTAGTCCATTTGCACCATCTAGTGCAAACATAAGACCAGTTACTTTTGACACTGGAGATTTAAACAAATTAATCGAAATGTTAACAGGTGTCCCCGCAAGACCAGTTGTGGCCAAACAAGAGGGTGGATTAATTAAAGCGGTAGATGATTTCTTAGCCACAGGAACATGAACCTAGATTTTGCAGAATATTTAAGTGATGATGAGTTATCCAAGATAGCTCCTATGCTTGAGAGATTGTCTATGCTTGAAAAACAAAAGCTTAGTCAAGACAAGTACATGGATTTTGTAAAACGCATATGGCCTTCTTTCATTGAGGGTAGGCATCACAAGACATACGCAGATAAACTTCAACAAGTAGCAGATGGCAAGATCAAGCGTTTGATTGTTAATATGCCTCCAAGACACACTAAATCAGAATTTGCCAGTTATCTATTTCCATCTTGGTTAATGGGTAAAAAGCCTGATTTAAAGATTATACAAGCTACACACACGGCAGAGTTAGCAGTTGGCTTTGGTCGTAAGGTTAAAAATTTAATTGATAGCGAGGACTTCAGAGATATATTTCCAGAGGTAAAGTTAGCTGCCGATGCCAAGGCATCTGGTAGATGGTCAACGAACAAGGGTGGTGAGTACTACGCAGTTGGTGTAGGTGGTGCATTAGCTGGTCGTGGTGCCGACTTGTTGATTATTGATGATCCCGTATCAGAACAAGATGCGTTGAGTCCCACTGCACTTGATAGCATTTACGATTGGTATACGTCAGGACCTAGACAAAGATTACAGCCAGGTGGATCTATTATTATCGTGATGACACGTTGGGGTATTAAGGATTTGACTGCAAGGGTATTACAGAAACAGGCACAAGGGGGTGCCGATAAGTGGGATGTCGTGGAGTTTCCTGCTATATTTCCTGACACTAATAATGTATTGTGGCCAGAATATTGGAGCAGAGAAGAGTTAGAAGGTGTTAAAGCCTCAATCCCCGTCAGTAAGTGGAACGCACAATATATGCAAAACCCCACTGCTGAAGAGGGTGCAATAATAAAAAGGGAGTGGTGGAATGTTTGGAATCGTAGTGACCCACCTGCCTGTTCATACATCATACAATCCTACGACACAGCGTTTACAAAAAATGAGCGTTCTGATTATAGTGCTATTACTACTTGGGGTATTTTTACTCCCATCGAAGGAGAAGGAGATGCCATCATCTTGCTTGATGCCGAGAAAGGCAGATGGGATTTCCCAGAACTTAAACTTAAAGCACAAGAACTGTGCGAAGCATATGATCCTGACATGATATTGATTGAACAGAAAGCAAGTGGTACTCCGTTAACACAAGAGTTAAGACGTATGGGTGTGCCAGTTACGCCATTTACACCAAGTAAAGGTGCAGATAAATTTGCTCGTATGAACGCTTGTGCTCCAGTCTTTGAGAGTGGCATGGTGTGGAGACCTGATGCTAATTTTGCAGAGGAAGTTGTTGAGGAGTGTGCTAGTTTTCCACATGGTGATCATGATGACTTGGCAGATTCGATGACACAGGCTATACTAAGATTCAGACAAGGTGGTTTTATAACTGCACCAGACGATGAAGAGTTTGAACCCGCTTACAGAAGAAAGATGGAGTATTACTAATGTCAGACGAAGCAGATAGAAGACGAGCTTACAGAGAGTTAGAGGAACGAGGGCAACCAGTTCCTGGCAAGTATTTTGGAAAGCGAATGCCACCAATGAAACAGAAACAAACTCCAAAGATTAAGGTTATTGATACAACTAAAATGAAGCAGTTAAAACTTCTTAAAAAAGGTGGTGAAGCTGACCCATTGAAGGGTTTAGCCAAGATGATTAGTGACTTTGGACAAGGAAAAACTGGCATTAAAACTGTTGATAAACAGAAGAAGAAAGATGCCGCCATGATAAAAAAATTGAAAAAATCTGCAAAAGTAAGTAAGGTTAGTACAAAGCCACAAACTTTTGACATAACACCTAACCTTAAGAAAGATCCGTTTAGTGTTCAACAAAAGACAATACAGATGGCTGGCGGAGGCGAGGTTTTTAATATGACTAAATCAAGAATGATTAACCCAGAGACAGGAGAGTAATGTGTCAGCAGATTTTGATAAATTTTTAAAATTAGAAAAAAGATTATTTAAATTAATTGATGATCCTTTATCAGAAGGACCTACAACTTCTAGAAAAATTATGGGTAAAAAAGAACGAATAAGAAATAAAATGAGAAAATTAGAGCCTAAAATAAAAGGCATGAAAGATGGTGGTTCAGTTAGACCTATAATCAAAGTTGATAAAGATGGTAAGATTAGACAAACTGGCAAGAAAAGATTGAAAGATGGCACAATAGCAGTCCAACCAGAGGGTGGTATTAAATTCATACCAAACAAAAAAGATGGTGGACTTATGGAAGCCATTGAAAAGGTTAAAAAAGAAGATGCTACTAAAATGCAAAGAGGTGGTATGGCAGGAGGAAAAACACCAAAAACTATGAGAGCCATGAACAAACTAGATGATGCAGTAGAAGAATTTATCGAAACAATCGAGCCATTTCAAGGCACAGTAAGAAAAGGTGAAACTCTTAGAAACATAGGTGGCAAAACTATGATTGTCAGAAGAACACCTAATCCTAATTTTGGTAATATGATTTCTGACAGAGACAGAGCAATGGTAGGTGCTATGTTAGGAGAGGGTGGCAGAATGATCTCTGACGCTGACAGACGCATGGTAAGCCAAATGATGGGTGCTAGAAGAATGGAAGATGGTGGAGTTGTACCAGCTAAATTCAAAGGTTTCTCTAAATTACCAGAAGATGTCCAACAAAAGATGAACCCAAGATTAGCAAAAAAATTTAAAGCAGGTGGACCTGTAAAAATGGGCTCTGGTGGTGGTGTCTGTAGAGGTATGGGTGCTGCACGAGCAGGTGGGAAGTTTAAACTTAGATAATCATGGCTATTGAAAAGGTAAATGGTATAGAGAGTGTTGACTTACCACAAGGTATGCAAGTTTCAGTAACTGAAACTGAAATCACTCCAGGGGTTACAGAACTAGAGGATGGTTCTGCAATCATAGGTGAGATGCAGGAACAACTTGAAGCATCTATGCCAGTACCTTTTAACGCTAACTTAGCAGATTATATTGATGACAGTGAGCTTGGAGTTATATCCAGTGATCTTGTTGGAGACATAGAAGAAGACATTTCATCAAGAAGAGATTGGGAAGACCAGTACAAAGGTGGTTTAGAATTACTAGGCATGAACTATGAAGATAGGGCAGAGCCTTTTGAAGGTGCATCTGGAGTAGTTCATCCATTATTAGCAGAAAGCGTTACACAGTTTCAAGCACAAGCATATAGAGAAATGTTACCAGCAAGTGGACCTGTAAGAACACATATTGTAGGTGCAGAAAACCCAGAGTTACTTGCACAAGCAGAGCGTATTAAAAATTATATGAATTATCAAATAACTTATGAAATGGAAGAGTATGATCCTGAATTAGATCAGATGTTATTTTATCTTCCGATTGTAGGTTCAGCATTTAAAAAAATTTACTTTGACCCTTCAATGCAAAGAGCTGTTTCTAAATTTGTTCATGCAGAGGATTTAATTGTACCTTACAATGCAACAGACTTAAAAACATCTACACGCATTACTCACGTTGTCCGTATGGATAAAAATGAGATTAGAAAATTACAACTACAAGGGTTTTATAAGGATATAGATTTACCCTCATCTGATAGTGGAGGATCAAGTTATGATGAGGTCAAGGAAACAATTGACGACATACAAGGCGTAGAAAAAGGTTCTAGTTACAACGAAGAGATAACATTATATGAAGTTCACACAGATTTAGATTTAATTGGCTTTGAAGATATTGGTCAAGACGGAGAACCCACTGGATTAAAGATGCCCTATGTTGTTACTATAGTGGAGAAATCTGGTGAAATATTATCAATCAAAAGGAATTTCAATGAAGGTGATCCGTTCCGTAGGAAGATCCCTTATTTTGTTCATTATAAGTTCTTACCTGGTCTTGGGTTTTATGGCTTTGGTCTTACTCATATGATAGGTGGCTTATCAAGAGCTTCTACTTCAATACTTAGACAACTGATAGACGCAGGTACATTATCAAACTTACCTGCAGGATTTAAAGCAAGAGGTGCAAGGATCAGAGATGACGAGTCTCCACTAAATCCTGGCGAGTTCAGAGATGTAGATATGGTTGGTATGGATTTGCGTCAAGCAATTATGCCTTTACCATTTAAGGAGCCATCTCAGACCTTGTATTCTTTACTTGGAACATTAATAGATTCTGGTAGACGCTTTGCTTCTATGGCCGATATGAAAGTTGGTGAGATGCAAGGCAATGCACCAGTTGGCACGACAATGGCTATAATGGAGCGTGGCACAAAGGTTATGTCTGCCATACATAAGCGTCTGCATTATTCACAAAAAATAGAGTTTAAACTATTAGCTCGTATATTTGCTATGGATGTACCCATGTACCCATATCAAGTTCCGGGAGCACCACCTGAAATTAAACAAACAGACTTTGATGAAAGAATAGATATATTACCAGTTTCTGATCCTAATATCTTTTCCATGTCGCAACGTATTGCGTTAGCACAAACACAATTACAATTGGCACAGAGTAATCCAGATATACATGGACCTAATGGTATGTATCAAGCATATAGAAAAATGTATGAGGCTTTAGGTGTAAATAACATCGATGCAATATTACAACCACCTCCACAACCAATGCCTATGAATCCTGCAAAAGAAAATCAAGAGGCGTTAAAAGGTGGTTCGTTGAACGCTTTTCCAGAACAAAATCATCAAGCACATATCACTGCCCACTTAGCAATGATAAGCACACCAGTTGCACAAGCCAATGCTGCTATAATTATGACCTTGCAAGGACATATCTCTGAACACATTGCAATGATGTCTGAATTACAAGCACAACAAGAAGTTTTAGCACAAGTGCCACCAGAGCAACAAGCAATGATGCAACAAGATCCTAACGCCATGAAAGCTATGCAAGATCAAATAGCATCAAGAAGTGCAGAGTTGGCAGCTGAAATACAAGAGCAATACGCACAAGCGTTAACACCACCTCCAAGCGAAGACCCGCTTGTAACAATTAGAAAACAAGAGTTAGCATTAAGGGGTCAAGAGATTGCACAAAAGCAAGATCAATTTGATAAAAAACAATCTTTTGAAAGAGAAAAAGAAAGCAATGACGCATTATTAGACCAACAAAGATTAGATCAGCAAGAAGAGTTAGCTAATCAAAGAGATCAAACAACTAGAGATATTGCTGCAATGAAAGCTATGAAAGGATAAATTATGGTTAGTTCAATAAGAGAAAAAATTTGGGAAGTTGAAAAACAAAAGAAAAGACAAAGAAGACTTGCAAAAGAAGGAGTTGTAAATGCCGTTGAAGAAAGGGTCGAGCCAAAAGACAATCAGCAAGAACATACGCAAGTTGAGGAAAGAGAAGTATCCGCAGAAACAAGCAGTAGCGATAGCGTTGTCGAAAGCGGGCAAATCAAAGCCAAAATCAACAAGCCGAAAAAAAAGTCCAAAAAAGCCACAAAGAAAGAGTAGTGGTGGTATGATCAAAAAGTTTTCACCTATAGCCAAACCACAGAGGTTTCAGGGCATATTTTAATGGAGTTATGCGATAGATCCAGCAACAATATCATTGGCCGTTGGGGTTGCATCAAAAGCATTTGATGCGATAAAAAAAGGATTTTCGGTAGGTCGAGATATTGAGCAAATGTCAGGAGATATCGGTAGATGGATGGGAGCTGTGTCAGATGTTGACAACGCTGAAAAACAAGCTAAGAATCCTCCCCTGTTTGGCAAGTTGTTTAAAGCTGGATCAATTGAGGAAGCAGCTCTCGCTGCTTATGCAGCCAAGAAGAAACTTGAAGAACAAAGATATGAACTCAAGATGTTTTTGAACATGACGTATGGTCCACAAGCTTATGATGATTTGCTTAAAATGGAAGGTCAGATAAGAAAACAACGTCAAGAAACAGTTTACAAACAACAACAACTTCGAAGACAAATAGGTGAGGGTATTGCTTGGCTAATAGTTGTAAGTATTGTGGGTGGGTTTGCTGTTTTAGTTGCAAGTATATGGATTAAAGAATCAAGAGCAGAAAATTATTTACATATGAC